CGGAATGCCCTACGTTGCCGAACTAAGATGCAGAAGCCGTGCCAGCAGCTAAGTAGTTGAAATCACTAGCGGACCAATGCGTCACGGATTGTAGAATTTACACGGTCGCACGCACGACGCGTGAGGCCTGACAGGAAGGGATTGAAGAAATTACATACCGATTTTGTAAAAGATTCACGGGTCGGGTCGCGCACGCGTGACGCTCGTGTCAGGGGCACGACGCACGACACACGCGCGCACCCCCGGGGGTACGTGACACACGCGCCCGCGCGCGGGCACCCGTACTCCAAGCGTCGAGGCACCCCCCTTGCGTTATTAGATGCACCGCGGAACCAATTATAAAATTCCCCTTGACTTTATACGCCGTGACTACGGAATAATCAGCATTATGGACATTAAAACACAAATAAAGCTACAACGAAAAATATTAAATTCTATTACAAAGCACGACACTGGATGCTGGATCTGGAATAAAAAGACCCGACACAAGGGTTACGCTCAAATAATGTATAAACTTGGGGGTAAGACAAAGTACACTAGCCCGCACAGACTGGCTTATATAGTTTTTAGAAATAGATTCGATTTGATAGAGAATAGAACACAAATGGTGTGCCATAAATGCGACCGTAAAGATTGTGTTAACCCTTCCCATATGTTCATAGGAGACTGGTTAGATAATGCCATGGACGATGTTTTAAGGAATCCGAATGTATCTAGAGAGTACATGGATAAAATAACTAAGATGTACAAAGAAAGGTACGGCATAAGAACGCAGGACATGATTTTTAAGATTTTTAGGGAAAAGTAGCCTTGACCGAGTAGCATTTTTAAATATACCATTTATCCATGTCCACAATTTCTACCCCTGGTGTAAGCTTCGATCAGCTCATCAGAAATAAAACTCACAAAGTCAGAGTCGTTGGCAATTCTTTGCACGTCTATAACTCCACCACTGGAGTCACGGAATATATTCTTAAAAAAGATTACACGAAAGACGCCCGAACCGCGTTGATTCCACACGTAATTGACGGGAACAACGTGCTCGTCGAAGAAGATATTCGCGAAAGACCTGCCACACTAAAGCTGGCAACTGCATATTCGGAACTAATACTGGAGATAATTTGCAATCAACTGGTGGAAGGCAAGTCTATTAAAGAGATTTGTGCGGCACCTGATATGCCATCATACAGTACACTGTGCAGTTGGAAGAGAAATATACCTGGAGTAGAGGACAAACTTCACCAAGCACGCGAAGATCGCGCAGAATACCTGCGGGATGAGGCGATGGAGGAGATTTTAGAATGTGATGAAGATACGGTGGCGTCAGCGTCGGCAAAGCATAAAGCACTGGTGTGGGCTGCGGGTGTGGACAATGCGCGGTACTCGCCAAAAGCTAAGCTAGAAGCGACGCTGGTGGCACCGACTCAGATAATAGTCAACACTGGTATAAGGAGGGACGATGAGGGGGAGTCAGGTAGAGGTGAACAGGCACTTGAAGGAGCATCAGGAGCAGCACAGACGCTTGCTGACAGACCTGCAGAACAGTGTACTCTGGATGGTGGCGTGGAATCTACTACTGTCGCTACTGGTGTTGATGCTTTTCGTGGTGGTGTAGCTGATGAGTAGGGTGCAGGAAGTAGACATTGGGTATAGGCCGCGTACTCAACAGGACGCTGTGCATAGATCTAGAGCACGTTTCAAAGTGGTCATAGGACATCGACGCTTGGGGAAGACACACCTGGTGTTGATGGAGCAGCTTGATCGTGCGCTGAGGAATACTAAGAGGAACCCTCAGTATGGGTACATAGCTCCTACGTATGGGCAGGCGAAGAGGATTGCGTGGGACTTGCTTAAGGACTATGTGAAGAATATCCCTGGTGTACAGGTCAACGAGTCGGAGTTACGAGTGGACATTCCACGACCCGAGTATGGTGATCGCATACGCTTTATGCTCCTGGGAGCGGAGAACCCGCAGTCCATCCTGGGGTTGTACCTGGATGGAGTCGTGTTCGATGAGTATGGGGACATGAATCCTATTATTTGGACACAGGTTGTGCGTCCTTTACTATCTGATAGAGAGGGATGGGCGTTATTCATAGGTACTCCGAAGGGGCAGAATCACTTTTTTGAACTATATGAGATGGCTAAACGAACAGATGGATGGGAAGCGTTCATGTTTAAAGCGTCTGAGACGGGCATTATACCTAGAGCAGAGCTAGAGCAGAACAAAGCGGTCATGAGTGAGAGTGAGTATGCGCAGGAGTTTGAGTGTAGCTTTGCGGCAGCTCTGGTGGGAGCGTACTATGGTAAGGAAATGGAGTGGTTGCTTGCGAACAATAGGATTTCTCCTGTTCCAATGGACGTGTCGCTCCCTGTGTGGACAGCGTGGGACCTTGGTATCGACGATACTACGGCTATCTGGTTTATTCAACAGCATGGGCGCGAGATTCGCGTGATAGACTACCTGGAGACCTCTGGTGCTGGCCTTGATTATTTTGTGAAAGAGTTGAAGGACAAAGATTACTCTTATGAAGGACACTTCTTACCTCATGATGTGAAGGTTAGGGAGTTATCGGATGGGAAAAGTAGGCTGGAGAAGCTTCAATCGCTAGGATTAAAGAATACTAAAGTTGTACCACGACTCGCTGTAGCTGATGGCATAGAGGCTGCGCGAACACTTCTTAAGAAATGCTGGTTTGACGTTGACAAATGTGAGCGAGGGGTCAAAGCTCTGAGAAACTATGAGCGTAAGTGGGACTCGCGTAACCAAGTGTTCCAGCAAACACCACTGCACAACTGGGCATCGCATGGTGCCGACGCGTGGAGGACTTTAGCCGTGGGATTTAGGGAGGATATGCCTTCCCTTATGGACAAAAGGTCATATCCACGGCAGACTGATAGTAGTTTTTCAGTCGTATAGGAGGATAAATGGGATCGAGTAAATCAAACACAGGGATAGGGTTCATCGACAACGCTGTTGACTACTCTGTGAATAATATTGTTAACCCAGCAGCGAAGAATACAGAACAAGCCTACGGTAGAGTAGCCCAAGGTGTAGGAGCCATGGCTACTGGGAACTTTAATAATGCAGGGAATACTTTATTAGAAGTTTCTGGACTTGGCTTAGGTGCTCCATTGCTAGGGTATAAAGCAGGGGAAACACCACTTGAGAGAAAGCAAAGGGAGACTGTTGCGAAACTTCAGAGTGAGGATGCAGCGAAGGCCGCTGCTGATGCTCAAGCAGCAATAGATAAGAAGCAATCTGACATCAACACAACTGTCAGTGAGATTGTACAGAGCAGAAGAAGGCAGCCAGGGAGAGCCGCGACACTATTAACAACAGTAGGACAGGGTACATCGTATGGTCCTTTACTGAATGCGAGAGGTAGATAAATTAACCGCGCTTAGCGCAGAAAGAAGGAAAGAATGGAGTTAAAAATTTCAGAACAAAAATACAATGAGATAATCTCAAGATTTACGAATCATATTCCTGATCAAGAGACAATCGACAAGATGGCAAATATGAGAAAGAAAGTTAGAGAGCTTGCTTTCCAAATTGAGAAAGATTGCCCTGAGTCTCGTGAGAAAGCTACAGCACTAACTCAGCTTTCATTTGTAATGATGAGTGCTAACAGTGCTATCGTACAAAAATGTCCTGTGAACACTAAGGAATTGTAGTTAACCCAAGGCTGGCAGCGTGAATAAAACATAGGGTTTTTATTGTGGCCATGCTGTCGGTCTTTTTATAGGAGAGAATTTGAGAGGTAGCTAATGAAGAAGATGACTGTTGGTGAAATAATTAAGATGTTTAATAAGTTAAAAGGTGAGCGCGGAACGTGGGAGAACCACTGGCAAGAGGTCACTGATTACATTTTACCTAGGAAAAATACGGTAATTACAACTAGAAGCCCTGGTGAAAAGAGAACATTCCAGGTTTTAGACAACACTGGTATTCAGTCGAATGAATTATTGGCTGGAGCACTACATGGGATGCTCACTAATCCTGATTCACCCTGGTTTGAGATGACCACTGGTGATTTAATTGCTGATAATGATGATGAAATTAGAATTTGGTTACAGGATACTACTCGTCGCATACACCATGTGCTGAATAATTCAAACTTTCAGACAGAAGTGCATGAGCTGTACATTGATTTGGGTGCTATCGGCACTGGATGTCAGTTGATTGAAGAAGATGAAGATGAAATTGTACGTTTTTCTACTAAGTTCATAGCTGATTACTACATTAAAGAGGCGAAATGTGGTAAAGTTGAGTTCATTATTCACTTATCTAAGTGGAAGTCTCATGAATTGATTGAAGAGTTTGGTGATAAGAAGATGCACAAAGATGTTCTCAAAGACTATGAGAAGAATCTAGGTGAAATGTTCAAAGTTCTTCACTGTGTGTATGAGTGTGATGAAAAATATTACTCATCTTATGTGTTGTTAGATAAAGAGACTATGATCAAAGAGGAAACATTTAATGAATTTCCTTACGTAGTACCCCGCTGGAGTAAAGCATCTGGAGAATCTTATGGAAGATCACCAGGTATGAACGCTTTACCGGAGGTTAAAGTATTAAATAAAATGAATGAGACATTATTGATAGGAGCGCAGAAGAAAGTTGATCCTCCTATTCAGATGCCTGATGACGGATTCATTCTTCCAGTAGTTACAAGACCTGGAGGAATTAATTACTACAGATCAGGAACTAATGATTACATTAGACCAGTGTTCAACGACACTAATTTAGATTTTGGTTATCAAGCTATGGAAGATCGCAGACAGAGAGTGCGCGACGCTTTCTACGTTGACCAGTTGAAGCTTCGTCAAGGTGGGCCAATGATGACTGCTACTGAAGTACTGCAAAGAACTGAAGAGTCTATGAGACTTCTTGGTCCGATGCTTGGAAGAATGCAGGCTGAATTTTTAAGACCGTTGATTGATAGAGTGTTCAACATTATGAAGAGAAAAGGTATGCTAGCACCTGCACCTTTGGCACTTAAGAAGTTTAAGATTGATGTGCGCTACTCATCTTTAATTGCTAAGTCACAAAGACTGGCAGATGCACAGAATATACTGCGCACTGTACAGGCGGTAGCTCCATTCATACAGATGGACCCAACTGTTGCAGATAACTTCAACGGGGATGCTTGCGCTAGAATTATTTCTGGAGTGTACGGATTTCCACAGCTGGGGTTACGAAGCGCAAATGATTTAGCTAAGATAAGACAACAACGAGCACAAGCTCAGGCACAGGCAGCAGAGGCAGCTAACAAACAAAATGAAATTGCTAACGCTGGACAGATGGCTGACATAGCTCAGAAGATGGGGAACCAAGGTGGCTAAGAAGAGACCAGTAAAACAAGTAGACAGATTGCAGGATTACCATACACTGTTCAATACTGCTTTAGGTAAGAGAGTGCTCAATGATATGATGAGCACTCATTATGTTATGAATTCTACCTTTCACGAAAACCCTGGGATAACAGCATTAAGAGAGGGCGAGAGAAATGTCGTCCTTAGAATTTTGACAATATTAAAACTGGATTTAAACCAGATACGAGAAAGGATAGAACATGACGAGAAGATTCGGGATAATGAAACTATTATTTGATAAGGCAGGAGAAGATGGCGCAGGAGGCGGCGGTGGAACAGGAAGTCTACTTAATACAGGCGGAGGTAACGGAGGCGGTACGCCACCCGCACCTAAAGGTGATCCGAACGCAAACAATACAGGAGACAAATCCGGTGGAAATCCTAATTCTAGTGGAGGCACAGGAACTTCCACTTGGCTTAGTGCGCTCCCTAAAGAGCTTCAAGAGGATGCCACGCTCAAAAAGTTCAATGATGTTCAAGGACTCGCACAGTCTTATATCAATGCTCAAAAATTAATTGGTGCTGATAAGATTGCTATTCCTAGTAAACACGCTACCGAAGAAGACTGGAAGGTTGTGTTTGAGAAATTAGGACTACCAGCTGCGGATAAATACGAAGTTAAATTTGCTGATCAGGCTACGATTGATAAAAAATTTGTGGATGAATTCAAAGCTATCGCGCATAAGAATGGGATTCTTCCTAAGCAAGCACAAGCTCTTGCTGATTGGTTCTCTCAGTCTAATGCTAATGCTGAGAATGAAGTGGTAAAGCAACGCCAAGCTAATTTAGATAAAGAGATTAAAGAATTAAGAAGCGAGTGGGGTAAGGCATTTGATCAAAAATTACAGTATGCTAACAATGCACTACAGGAATTTGCTGATGAAAATACACTTACCTACCTAGAGAAGACAGGTCTTGCTAATGATACGAAGTTGGTTAGATTACTTTCTGCTATGGGTGAGAAACTGTACAAAGAGGGTAAAATAGCAGACGCAGGATCAGGAGCACCTCAAATGACCCCAGCTGAAGCTCATAAGCAAGCTATGAATATCATTGGTAACCCACAACACCCCTACAATGTTAAGGATCACCCTGGACATAGGGCCGCTGTTGAAGAGGTTAAAGGTCTATTTGAGACTGCTACTGCAAAAAGTTCTTGATTTTAATTTAAAACCCTGGAGCATGGGGCTAAGGACAACCAAATCTTTGGCCCCCTCATGTTAAGCACGACTATGAGTGCTACTCTCTTACAGGACCCCTCCAGTTTAGGGATAATCCAAAAAATTTTCCGTAAACAATAACTTTAACAATGGAGGGACTAATGTCTCAACAAATTACAGAAGCATTTGTACAGCAATATAATGCGAATGTTATGATGCTTTCACAACAAAAAGGTTCTCGCTTAGAAGCTAAAGTAAGAAAAGAATCTCAAAAAGCTAAATCTCAATTCTTTGACAGAATTGGAACTGCGGCTGCGGTTAAAAGAACTGGCCGTCATGCTGCTACTCCTCAAATGGATACTCCCCACTCTAGACGTATGGTTACTCTAGAAGATTATGAATGGGCAGATCTAGTTGATGATCAAGATAAGATCAGAATGTTGATTGACCCTACATCTCAGTATGCTATGGCAGCTGCTTGGGCGTTTGGTAGATCAAAAGATGATGTTATCATCGCTCAGGCTTTAGGAACTGCTTACGCTGGTGAAGCAGGGACTACTACTGTAGCACATCCTAATTCTCAGAAGTACGCAGCTAATGATGGAACTTCATTTTCTAACTTGAACGTAAGAACACTACGTAAAGTTAAGATGATGTTCGATGCAGCTGAAGTTGAAGGTAAGCGTTTCATTGCTTGTACAGCAAGCCAGATTGAAAACTTACTAAGTGAAACTCAAGTTACTTCTGCCGACTACCACAGCG